ATAAAATGGTTGAAGAAGCATTTAAGGAAGGTGCTGATGTAAATATAAAAAACGACAATGGAGTGTGGTTTTTATTAGTTGCATCAGAAAATGGAAATGCAAGAATGGTTAATTTATTGCTTGAAATAGGGGTTGATGTAAATATAACAGACGATTATAATAATACGGCTCTTTCAACTGCTGTGAGAAATGCAGAATATGATGTCGTTGAATTATTACTTGAAAAGGGCGCTGATATAAACAAAGAGAATAACGATGATAATACACCACTTATGCACGCAATTATTTTTGAAGATTACGACATGGTTGAATTATTATTAGAACACCCAGATATTGATATTGAACTTGATCTTGCTACAAACAAAGAACTTCAACTGGCAGAAGATATGACACTAGAGGATGAAGACCAAAATGGTATTCCTTATTTGATAGAAGACTACATAGTCACGAAAAATAAAATAAAAGAGCACAAATATAAAAATATAAAACGAATATCAAATTATAAACGACCCAATGTACCAAAGCTTTCTACTTTGGCACATCGTCAACTATCAACTCTTAATACAATAAAATATAATAACGCAGTTAAGGATAACACAGTACCACCCCTAGATGGAAAACTTGGCGGTAAAAGGAAAACGAGAAAGGCAAAAAAATTCAGAAGATCCAAGAAGTCAAAGAGAAAAACCAGAAAATCCAAGAAACATTAAATGATTCTATTTCTTATTGTGTAATTCGTTAAATAATATAAAATTTTGTTTTATATTATTTTTTAGTTGATTAATATTTCCCTCCCTTCGATAAGTTTTCTGCCGCCCACAACGGCTGCAAATTCGTATAGTGAAAACATTTCTTTTGCTCCTCTTCCTCCTTTAAATCAAAACTACAGCAGGGCTTTATATGGTCTATGTGCCATTCTCCGTGATTTTCCCACGTCATACCCTCTGTGAATTTGCCTTCCAGATACCCTTTCAAAAATGGTAATTCACAACCTGTTAGTTGTTTTGTTCTGTATTTTTTATCTGCTTTTTGATTTTTTAAAGCATGGTATAAACGACACCTTAAATTTCTTTCTAACTTAAATACAGGATCTACTTTACATCTATTTACTGTATAAGCAGTATTTATCTTTATTGTTTGTTGTTTATTATTTTGATAATATTCTTTTCTATCTTTGGATAAACATTCTTTACACGCTGCCCGTATTGCCCCCTTACATTTTGCAATAAAATATTCATCTAATGTTTTATTTTCATTACAAACAGAACATATTTTGGTTTCAGTAATATCAATAACAACTTCACCAACATTTTCTTTAACTTTTTTATAATATTCTTGACTTTTTTGTTTTTCTTCTTCTTTCTTCGTTTCAGTAAATTTTGATTTTCTTAATTTTTCATAATCATTTTTACATTCTCTACACCATGTTTTACCTTTTGGAATAGTTTTTATTTGAAAACATTTCCGACATTCTTCTTCTCTTTCATTTGGGATACGATTTTGTCTTTGTATAGCCTTTTCTTTATTATAGCAAGTTCTACATACCTTTCTTCTAGGCATTAATTCTTTTTCTTCATTACATTTAGAACACTCCATATAAATATATATATTGATATATGTTTATATTATTTTATTAATGATTTGTTGGTATTTCTCCTAAATATATCCACCTCGTAATCTTAAAACTAAATGAAGCGTACTCTCTTTTTGGATATTATAGTCACTTAATGTGCGACCATCTTCGAGTTGTTTTCCAGCAAAAATTAGCCGCTGCTGATCGGGTGGAATACCCTCCTTTTCTTGAATTTTTTGCTTTACATTATCGATAGTATCACCTGCTTCAACATCAAGTGTAATTGTTTTTCCAGTTAATGTCTTGATAAAGATCTGCATTATATATATATATAATAAATAAAATTTTTTATATTGTTTATGATAAGTGTTTAATAATAAAACGAATTATTTATTATTAAATAATTTAAAACATAGTACCAAATGAGCCTCCAAGAGCTTCGTTGGCTGCCATTAAGGGGCTACCACCTTGAAATCCATCGGCTGGGGAATTTGCATTAACAAGGGGGTTTTCTGTATTATAATACATGCTATCAAAACCGTTGCTTGCTTCACTCTTAATACTTAGCTTTTCGGGCATAGGAAACTGAGCAGAAGCACCATTATTATCGGCGGTTCTTACAACTGGACCATTCTTTTTAGGTTTATCTTCTTCTTGTGATGATGTTCCTGTTACAAATTCGAAAACTCTATCAACCAATATATTTACCTTTTCTCCCAATTTTGTATTTAGACTCAAAACAATTACTAAAACTCCTAAAACTGTATTTTTAACAATATAAGGTTCATATTTCTCTCCACTGTATGGAGGAACAAATGTTATTAATCTATCTGTGTAATATAATCCAAAAAACATTACTAAAATTTGAGCTAAAATTTCAATTGATATTTCTAAACTGCTCTTGGATTCATCCACCTCGGGGATATATACTCTAACAGCTTTGTTTAATAATACAATTGGTATAATAGCCAAGAATGCATATTGAAGGGTGTTAAATAAATCCGATTTTGTCGTATCATCGAATTTTAAAACATGATTCATAAAATTTAATTTTTCTCCTGATTTTTTGCTTGCTTCTTGTAAATCTTCCATATGTAATACATAGATATTTAATTTAATTTAATTTAATTATAAAATATTGCTCTAATTAATTCGCTTACAGTATTTTTCTGTAATACAATAATTTAAAAATTCTAATTGATTTTTTATAGCATATAATTCTGTTATATTATATGAACCATTATTTATAAATGTTGTGTATGTATCATGCACATCTTTATAAATAAGAATAATATATAAAGAACATATTGTAGACACACACGTTACATAAGAAATTCCTAATATAAAAAATATATTATTTGTTATATTATTTTTATCCTTATCCTTATCATTATCTAATAAATTATCATGTAAATTTGTTTTATCGTCATCCATTTATAATTAATAAGATTATTTAAAAAAAAATGATTTATACTTAATATTTTTATGATATATAAATTAATTACTATTATGAGTATGAATAACATATACCTTCCTTTTGAGCTTGTAGACATGATCGCTGATTATCATGATTATAATAAATATTATAAACCAGCACATAATGTGATTTACCGTGATGTGATGAGTGATATTATATCTATGGGTGAAATTATGCCAAGAATTATGCCAAGAATTGCTCGGGAATGCTGGGGTAACAACCAGGGGGAATATTATACACGCTATTGGCAAGACGAAGATGATTACAACCATTATTGGGCACACTTGGATAATATTGATTATTTGGACGAATAAATATGATACAGAAACTAAATAAACAATTTAAAAAAAACATAAATATATTATACTATAATGGGTTTAGTGCCATATGAAATGTGTAATGAAGTTGCTAGACAAATTGTAAATGATGTTTTTTTGGTGAAATATAAACCTACTATTAAAGAAAATAATACATGGTATAAAAATCTAAATGATTTTCTTGTTGTTGAATGGGACCGTCTTCAAGAAACCGATTTTTCTCAAAATGAATTTACAGATTATGAAGAAGAAATGATCGCTCGTGATGCTATGGATATTTTATTAGATAATTTAAATGTTGATGAAGATGAATTTGAAGAATATGAACAAGAAGTAGATTGGATGAAATTTGATGATATAATTGGACACTATACTTGTCTATACTTATGATTTATAATTTAATATTTTTTCCTCCCGCTTCTTAAATTTTAAAAATTTATTTATTTTCCTTGTATTTCTACGAAGTAATGTTGGATTTTTAAATTTGGGTCTAAGTCTTTTTGTATATGGATAATCTTGCTTACTATGTATAAATCCCCTACAAAATTTTTTCCCACACATTTCATATATATAGTATTGTGTCTTTTCTTTATTTGCCCACTTATCAAATATTGCCACATGATAGCTTGGTTTCATTACTAATATACCGTCTCCGTTTCTTAAATCCTTTTTGTTTATTTTCTCTGACCAATATTTTAAATTAAATCTTCCGTTGTCTCTTGTTCTTGGACCTCCACTATATACACCATTATACATTTTTTTAGGTAAATCCCATAAATAACTTGTTAAACCACTACAATCACTTCTATAACCTGTTTTATTTGGCCTACTATTATATTTTTTTACTGTTCTTTTCCATTTATTTATTTTAGACTTAAACTCTTTTCTTGTCATTGGCTTACTCTTTTTTATTTTACTCATAGTATATTATATTATATTATTATATTATATTATTATTAAAATTGATTTACATTTAAACATTACTTACTATATTAAATAATACGATGGTAAGAATTTGTGATAAACAATACCCAGCTACTAATGAAGAAAAATATAAAGAGCATTTTTCTAAATTCTCTTTTCCACTAAGCGACTTTCAAAAATACGCAATCGAATCAACAGTTGAAGGTAATCATGTTTTAGTTACCGCACATACGGGTTCAGGTAAAACATTACCAGCCGAGTTTGCGATTGATTATTTTGTCTCAAAAGGAAAGAAAGTCATTTATACTAGTCCAATTAAAGCATTAAGTAACCAAAAATTTTATGAATTTTCAGAAAAATTTCCCCATATTTCATTCGGTATTTTAACTGGTGATATTAAAACTAATCCAGAAGCTGATGTTCTTATTATGACTACAGAAATTTTACAAAACACCCTTTATCTCAAACAAAGAGATATAGTTACTACTTCCAAACTTCATTTTGATATGGATATTCAAAATGAATTAGGATGTGTTATATTTGATGAAATACATTATATCAATGATGCTGATAGAGGTAAAGTATGGGAAGAATCTATACTTATGTTGCCCCAACACGTTCAAATGGTTATGTTATCGGCAACAATTGATAAGCCAGAAGTATTTGCTGAATGGTGTGAAAATAGACATCAATCCGATAAAATTGTTTATCTGGCATCTACTAATTTCAGAGTTGTTCCACTTAATCATTACATTTATATTGATACAAACACATCAATATTTAAAATATTAAAAGATAAAGACAAGGAAAAAGAAATCAAAAAGGTACTTAATACGCCTCATGTTTTAAAGAAACAAAATGAAAAATTTAATGATGATAATTATTCTATGATTAAAAAAAATCTTGAGTTATTTTCAAGAAAAAATGTAACTATTAAACCTAATCTTGTACTTAATAATCTTATTAGATACTTATATTTAAATGATATGTTGCCTGCTATATGCTTTGTCTTTTCTAGATTCAGGGTTGAAAAATACGCAAAAATGATAAACGTTAATTTATTTGGATATGATGATGCTCATATTCCTTCCATTATTAGAAAAGATTGCGAGAAAATTATTAGAAAATTACCTAATGCACATGAATATTTAAATTTACCTGAATATAATGAACTCGTATCTTTACTTGAAAAAGGTGTTGCTATTCATCACGCAGGTATTATGCCTATATTACGTGAAATGGTTGAGTTATTGTTTGGTAAAGGTTATATTAAGGTTTTATTTGCTACTGAAACATTTGCTGTTGGATTAAATATGCCTACTAAAACTGTTGTATTTACAGCAATGAACAAATTTACATCTGATGGACCTCGTGATCTATATGCTCATGAATATACACAAATGGCAGGTAGAGCAGGGAGACGAGGATTAGATACTGTTGGACATGTTATTCATTGTGGTAACTTAATTAAAGACGCAGGAATGCCATTTATGAATGACTATAAAAGAATATTGTCAGGAATACCACAAGTACTTAAATCAAAATTTAAATTTACTTATGGCTTAATATTGAATCTTATATCTGTTGGAAATATGTCATTTTGTGAGTTTATTGAGAAGAGCATGTTAAACCAACAAATTCAATCACAGATATCAGGCATTAAACATAAAATCTCTAGCTTAGAAGGTCAAGTTAAGAGAGAACATAAAGTTACAGAAAATATGGAAATTGATTTGAATATTGTTGAACAATATATTAATATGAAAAACGAATATGATACTGCGGCTCAATTTAAAAAAAGACAAAAAATAAAACATAATATTTCTAGTTTTGAAAAAGCATACCCTAAAATTCAAGAACATACAAAACAAGTTCAAAAAGTTAAAATGTTAGAAGCTGATGTAACCACTTCTAATATATCTATGGAAGCTACTATAAAACAAGTTGAAACAAATGTTAATACTATACTATGTGTATTAAATGAAAGAAAATTTATTACTCCACATAGTGAAGGTAAATATAGTTTAAATGAAAAGGGTAATATTGCGTCACATGTTCATGAAATTCATTGTCTTTTAACTGGAGATTTATATGCCGAAGGATATTTTGACGATTTAACTACGCCTGAACTCATCGGGTTCTTTAGTTGCTTTTCTAATCTAAAGGTATCAGATGACTATAAGCAAATTAATTGCCCTGAAGAATACGGTAATATATGTTCTATTGTTGCTAGAACAAATGAGTTACTTCATGAATACGAGTTAATTTCATCTGTTCATGAGTTATACCAACCATGCGATAATGATGAAATGCAATATGATTTTGTTAAGTATTCTTATATTTGGGCTGACCAAGTTAATAATGAAAAAACTGCCAAGAAAATTATTGATGAAGCTAAGTTTGAAAAGAATATATTTTTAGGAGAATTTATTAAAGCACTCTTAAAAATAAATAATATTGCTGCAGAATTTGAAAATGTTTGTGAAATTACAAATAATATGAAATTATTGAAAAAAATTAAGGAAATTCCTGATATGACTATGAAATATATAGCAACAAACCAATCATTATACGTATAAATTAAAAATAACGTATGGTTATATACTATATGGCACGTACATTTATCCAATTAATAGAAGAGGCAAAAAATTTTAATTATATGGAACCTAATAAATTAAAAAAATATTGGGATAATGATGACTATTTTTTTAAAGCAATAAGTATTCTTATTAATGAACCTGATTTATTAAAAGCAACAGAAATTATTTGTGGATGGTTTCCGCCATTAGTAATGTTATTTAAAGGTACATTAAAAAGATATATGGTTTATTGTACAGCTATGAATCAACAACATAAAAATTAAGCTATCATATCCATTTTTCCGGTATCCGGTGTTATGTAAAAAAAATGATTTGTTTTTTCCTTTAATTTATTTACAACGAGATCTACTACTGGGACTGAAACAGCATTTCCAGCCAATTTATATAATGCACTATCACAAATATCTGGAAGTTTATAATCTTTTGGAAATCCTTGTAGATTAAAACATTCTCTTGGAGTTAATTTTCTAATACCCTTATCATCTTTTAGAAGAGGTACATTATGTCCTCCTCCGCCCATATTAGCGGTTAATGTAGGACAACAATTACTCTTATTTTCTCTTACATAAAATCGTCTATATTGATAAAGGACATTTTCAGATATATGTTTAGTAATACCTTTTTCTATTTCATCAAATACTTTAAATCTATCCGAATAGTAATATTTATCATCAACACTTTCTTCTAACATATCACATATTTTCCATTGTTCTTGTTCTGGAAATTCAAAGTTAAATTTATCATATTTTTCTTTATCACGAAATCCTATTATATATATTCTTTCGCGATGTTGTGGAATATTGGTAATTTTATTAGTATCAAGAATAGCTGTTTTTATATGATAGCCTATTTCTTGTAATTGTTTCTCAATAATTTTATATGTATTACCCTTATCATGTGATTTTAAATTTTTAACATTTTCTAAAATAATTATTTCAGGATTATGTTTTTCTAAAATTTCTACAATTTTCCAAAATACATTTGATCTTTTGTCATCAAACCCTTTTTTCTCACCAGCTATACTAAATGGTTGGCATGGAAACCCGCCACATAAAAGATTATGTGAAGGTATATCTGATACATTTATAGTATTTAAATCTTTAAGAGTAAATGTATGAGTAGGATTATTTAGTTCATAAATTTTTTTGGAACATTCCATCATATCATTTGTAAATACACATTTGAAATTATTACTTTTTTCAAGTGCTAATGTAAAAGCACCTGTCCCTGCAAATAAATCAATAAACTTAAACTTATTATCAACATTTTTCTTTTTAATCTTAATTTTTTTTGGTTGATGTTCCATGGTGTCTGTATTTACAATTACTTCTTCATTTTTAACAATCAATTCTTTATTTAATTCTTTTAATTTTTCTTCAACTGCCTTATCTACAAGGGACTTAATTTTATCAGAATTATTTTCACAAGGTGTTTTGCGTCTATTATGAGAATCATAGTGAGATTTTTGAGAAAATTCCTTTCCACATTGTTCGCATGAATATTTAACCATTTTCGTTATATATTGTTAATATATATTATTTAAATCCATTTCTAATATATATTTGCATTAGTATATTATTTATAATATAAATTATATTAATATTTATATTATATTATTTTTACTTTGGTGTTTCACCGTGTTCAATATCTACATCTACGATTTCAACACATGGGATAACATCATGATTAATATTATCAGAATTATCTATAATTACTCGTTTCGGTTCCCAACAACACATTGTAAAAAACCAACAAAAACAACAAGTCATACATGCGTCACTTTTACTTTCACACCCTTGATAACCAAATACCGCACAAGGAGGGCAGAAGAATTTATAAGCACAATTGGGAGGTTCTTCATTCCTATTATCTCGACGCCGTCTACAATACCAGAAACAAAATCCTAAAAATGCTACAACTCCTCCTATAGTACCACCAATTGCTCCTCCATCACTTTCACAACATTCACTATAATCATCAGCACAACAAACATTTGCGGTTGACCCTGGTCCATCATAATCACACCATTTATCGGTAGGTTTATTAAAAACCCCACAACGTCCATCCCAAATATTAGAACATGTTAGCACATTACAACTTCCGTAAGAGTAATCATCGTTGTCATCATTACTGCTACCACCACAGGTAGAATACATATTCGCAATATTAAAATCTCCCCCGAGTGCTGAACATTGTGATATACAATCGTCACCATCAGTAGCCGATACTAATACTTCTCCCCACGCATACCAATTGCCTTCAACCCAATCACCTCCTGGACAAGTAGCATCATAACAAGTATTAGATGAAGGGTTATTACCAGTCAAATAACAATTTGTGTAACTAGATGAATAACCATTATCTACTAATTCTTGATAAGTAGAAGGACCCTTCTGACACCAACAACTAACACCATAAACGTTGAAAGGAGCAACTAATAAAAAAACACTCATATACATTATATACATACCCAGACCCATCCCACTATAATATAATTGTTCCCATTTCTTTATATTTTTTTATAAACAATCTTATATGTTTTTATTCATATATTTCCTTTTCCAACTCAAAACAATCCTTGTCTATTTTTTCAACTATTTCAACACTAATATTTTCGGGCACCTTGTCTAAATCCAAATATTGCGCTACATCCTTTAGTATATGTAATTTAAATTTTGTATCTGAATTATCTACTTTGCATTTCCCTGTCCATCGATTTAACGGTAATATTTCATTCAGAGAACCTATCCTTCCTGCTACTCCTTGATACTTCTTTTCTCTTCGACCTGGTCGTCCGCTAGGACACTTCATCCTCCATTCTGCCGAGAGGCAGTTTATGTAGTCAGGAAATCCAGATAACATACATGCATATTCCCATCCACCCCCTTTTCCAGATGTTACACGAGCACCCCCCTTGATTTCTTCATTATGCTGACGAATTCTCCTATCAGGTCTATTTGTTGACCCGTTGTATGTATTATTCTTGTATTGCTCCAAGTTATTCCTTAAAATATAACAATACCACATTATATTATATATACTATTATATCTTTATCATCGTAACTACATAAATAATATACTAAAATACATTATTTATATTAACTAGGCTATCATATCCATTTTTTCCGGTATCCGGTGTTACATAAAAAAAAATGATTAGCATTAAACCTTCCTGCTATAAGTATAAATTGTAATTATAATGTCAATAAATTTTACAGAATTAATTTATAAAACTACAGGAGGTAAAATAAAAGTAAAACAAGGAACTTGGAAAAAAGTAGAAAATCATAAAATATACGCAAAATGGTTAAAAGAAAAACTTATATATGAAAATGAAGAAGATTGGTATAAAATTACAGCAAAAGAAATTAAAGATAATTATGGAAGTGGGTTATTAGTTCATTATTATAATAATTCTCCAATACAATTTGTTAAAGAAATGTTTCCTGATTATGAATGGAAACCATATAAGTTTAGTGCTCCTAAAGGATATTGGGATAAAATAGAAAATCAACAAGAATACGCAAATGATTTAGGTAAGCATTTAGAATATACTAAAATGGAACATTGGTATGATATTACAGCAGAAAAAATAATCCATTATTATGGAATTGGATTATTACACAGGTATAATAATTCTCCATTACAAATTTTACAAAAAGTGTTTCCTGATTATGAATGGAAAGCATATAAGTTTAATAGTGCTCCTAGCAGATATTGGAATGAAATAAAAAATCACAAAGATTTTGCGAATGATTTAGGTAAGCATTTAGGATATACTAATATGGAACATTGGTATAAAATTATATTACAACAAATTCAAGATTATTATGGTGGTGGATTATTAATTAGTTATTATAATAATTCTCCAATACAATTTGTTAAAGAAATGTTTCCTGATTATGAATGGAAACCATATAAGTTTAGTACTCCTAAAGGATATTGGGATAAAATAGAAAATCAACAAGAATACGCAAATGATTTAGGTAAGCATTTAGAATATACTAAAATGGAACATTGGTATGATATTACAGTAAAAAAAATATATCATTATTATGGAACTGGATTATTAGTTAATTATTATAAAGGTTCTCCACGGCTATTTGTTAATGCTATGTTTCCTGATTATCCTTGGATTAATTCCAAGTTCAAGAAAAAATATTCACAAGGTCAAATAGAATGGTTAAAATATATGTGTGTTTCAACACCAGATATTCGTCATATTCTTAATTATGATGATGGTGAATATAAAATACCTGGTTCGCGCTATTACGCAGATGGATATAGTGATGAAGAATTATGTATCTTTGAATATCATGGAGATTACTGGCATGGAAACCCAAATATTTATAATCAAGAAGAAATAAATAAATCTACAAGAACAACATTTGGAGAATTATATGAAAAAACATTAGAAAAACAAAGATTCTGCGAAGAAACAGGATATAATTATGTATCTATATGGGAAAGTGAATGGATTAGAGCAAAATTAGCAGTTATTAAATTACAACAAAAATGGAAAAATAAAAAAAATTAATATCATTCGATATTTTTAAACCAAATACACATATTCATATTCTACATTTATAATATAAATATTAATGTAATTTATATTATATTAAGCTATCATATCCATTTTAATTGGTTCAAGATGTGTATAATTTTCTACTTCGAAATCTTCAAACTTATAATCATCTATATTATCGTATTTGTTTTTTATTTTTAATGTTGGAAATACATGCATTTCACAAGCACCTCGCGTTACCTGTCTTGCTAACGCGTCATAATGTTCTTTATATATATGCGCATTCCCTATTACATGAACAAATTTCTTCGCTTTTAATCCACAATGATGAGCTAATAAATGGGTTAGAAATGAATAACTTGCTATATTAAAAGGTACACCTAGACCAACATCACCACTTCTTTGGTATAAACAACATTCTAATTCATCATCATTTACTACATTAAACTGTACGAAAGCATGACAAGGAGGTAGTGCCATTTCAGGTAATTGGCATGGGTTCCAAGCAGATAATATTAATCTTCTACTTGTTCTCTCGTTTGGGTCTTTCAATTTATCAATTATATATTGTAACTGATCAACTCCTTTTCCAGAATAATCAGTATGACAATCACTATACTCTGCGTTAAAATGTCTCCATTGATGTCCATAAACAGGACCTAAGTCATTTTCATCAGGATAATCCAAACCACTTATGCTCTTAAATTCTCTACTTGCGTTTGCATTCCATATCTTTACATTTACTTTTTGAAGCTCGCCATTATCTGTTGAACCAGATATAAACCATAAAAGCTCTTTCAAACATGTTTTCCATGCTACTTTTTTTGTTGTAAGTAAGGGCAATACATTATTCTTTAAATTATATTTACTCATATGGCCAAATATTGCTTTTGTCTCACCATTTCTACTAGCAGTTGTTATACCATCATTCAAAATCTCACCTATCAGTCCCAAATACTGGGTTTCTTCAAACATACTTTATTCTATTATTTTATATTTAATATAGTTTTATTAATATATTTTAATGATTTGCTCCATCTCCATGAAGAAAATCATAATAAAAACATATATCAGTAACATAGATACTATTAGTATATTTTAACACATTTAACCAGCATTCATAATCCTGACCCCTTCTTTTATGAGGTACCATACCTGCTTTTATTAAAATATCTTTATCAACTATAACTGAACTATTTATCATACAACAATGAATTTTTAAAAATTCAAGTGTCCATATTTCAGGAAATCCATTATCTAATAAATTACTTTTCTTCCTTTTATAAATATTTTGTAAAGTATTATAATTAATTTCAGCATTATATTTTTTATATTTTTTATTTTCATCATAAATACCATTTCCACCTAATCCATCCGTAGAAGACATTTTACATCCAGAATTTTTCATTGCATTTATTTGTAGTTCTATTTTTTTTGAAAACCATATATCGTCATCATCGCAAAACGCGATGTATTTACCAGTTGATCTTTCAATACCCTTATTTCTAACATGACCAACACAAGGATAACCAAATTTTACTTTTGAATTTTCTTCCAAATGTATAATAGTGATATTATTCGCTGTCCAATCGTAATCATAATATTCTTTTTGGGTTGACATATCGTTAATTACAATAATCTCTAAATTAGTGTAGGTTTGATTTTTAACTGAATCAATTGTGTTCAATAAATATTTGAACCTATTGAATGTTGGAATAATAACAGAAACCTTTTCCATTATATTTATATTTATATAATTAATTAATTTTTATTAATATCCGTATTAATCTTCATTCCCCATCGTTACATTTAAATAATATAAATGATCTGATGTACTTGTACAATGCATCGGACTACATGAATTTGAACAGGTGCTATCTTCTCCATATAAATCATCGCAAATTTTATATTCTGAATTTTCTCTATTATACCATATCTCGTTTGATAAATGTAAAAATCCTAGAAATTCTTCTGGTACATGAGGGACCATATCATAATAATGAGTTACTCTATATGATGTAAATGAAAATTTATTAAAATATTGAGAAAAGTATTCATTTCCTACACGCGGAGAACCGAAAGTAATTAAATACTTTAACTCATAATAATCATTATATATAGATAAAATATCAAACGCAGTTAATGTTGCCATCGCCGCACCTGATGAATGCCCCGTTAAAAATATGTTATTTGTGTTATATTTTTTTGATAATCTTGATAAATTATCCATTAACTCTATCTTTGAATTATTATATTCTTTGTAGAACCCCTTTTCTACTTCTATATTCGTATCGTTATATGGAGCTATTTTTTTTATTCTTATATTATCTATCCAATTTTCTATATTTGATGAACCCCTGAATGAAATGAACAAACTATTTAATACACCATCATACCCCAGTAATGACCGCAATCCATCATTTTCTACTATATTTGTTAAAATTATGGATGGTTCACATGTACTACAATTCCATTCATCTATTGTTGAAACACAATATGAAGCTTCTGCTAAATCTACTGCATGTTTTGATAAATTTTCATCGTATGCTTTGGTTGTATAAATAAATAATAGTAATATTAACAATAACATATATATTATTTTATATTATATTATAATATATATTATGTTTTCTGCAGGTGACCTTGTATATATTAAAAAATACATGGGTAATTCACTTGAACCTGATACAAATAAAATATATGCTATTAACAGCATGATTAAAACCCCAGTTTTAAAATATGGAAATATTTTCGAAAAAAGTTGTATATTAAGTAATGGACACGAACAAATTATATATACATATAATACTTTTACAAAAGAAAGAGTATTTTATATTGAACATGTACCATGGTATAAAAAAATAAACTGTTGTTAATTATCTATTCTAACATTTGCAATCTTATCTTTTGTTTCAATTTATTTTGGTCCATAAATAAATATATCTGAAATTTCTTTTTTTTGAAATTTTCTACTTCACTTCTTACTGTTATTCTTGATGCCATTTTTAATTCAGGTAAGTATACTATATATTGAAATAATCCATCATTTCGCTGTATTTTATCAAATAAATATCCATTATATGTCTTTTCTAGTACATCTGGATTCGTAAAACACATATGTAACATATTACAATCTATTTGTATTTTACGAATTGCTCTCATCGTAACATTTACATATTCTAATTCAGATATCCATTTATTAAAGAAATCTACTGCATCTTTACTTAACTCTACCATTTTATTATTTATCTGAAATTGTATCATATTTAATAAATCTACTAATCGTCTTATTGGTGAAGTTATATGAATATATGACTCTAAGTCTAACATTTCATGCTTTTTTGAAAAATCTGTACTATATTGTCCAGCTGAACTATTCCATATTTTCAAAAATTTTGTTACATCATCGGGTATATTCTCTGGTATTTCAGTTTCCTTTCCAAATGCTGCTGACCTAAATATTCCATTATTATTTTTGAGCATCTCTTTCCCACATTGATAATTCATTAGTATCATTAAATATGTTATCACATCATAACTATTTGATATTTCCGATGTATATTTATTTTTATTATTCAACCCCCATACAACGTTTTTTAATAAATTATAATCTTTCATATATAATAAACTATCTTCTTCATAACGATAATTTTTTACTACTTTTATTGAACAATTCTTAAATGATATATCTATTATTTCATTATCTTTGATTTCTATATCCACCGCAAATGCAAATCTTGTTTGTTGTTCCTGCAAACTACACAAACAATCCGATAAAACTGTCGGTAACATCGGTCTTTTTCTATCAGGTAAATATATTGTAGATACTCTTGTAGAAAATGATTTCCATAATCCCAATAACTCTATCCACAAAGTTACATTTGATATATATATACTTATTATTGACGTTTCATCATTCTTTCTGAACCCAATTGCGTCATCATAATCTTCGCAACCTTCTCCATCAATCGTAAATATATTTTCACTTGTACGATTTTCCAAATTTGGATATCTCTTTTGTATCAAATCTATAAACTCCAATCTAGATTTACTTTTTAATGCATTTGATGTTGCACGATTAAATCCTTGTATTGACGCGTTCAAGCTTTTGCAATACAATTGATATTCATAGAAATTATCTAATTGATCTACATTTCCTATGTTCTGTTTTATTTTACCGTATGGATGCTTACTATCCCAGTTTGAATACTCAAATGTTACATATTTATTTACCATCTTCTTTTTAAATCCAATCTTTTTTATTTCATATGATACAAGAAATACAGGTAATCGTCTATCATCTGGAATGCATTTATATAAATTTTTTCCATTCATTTTTCCATATGTTTTATTCTGATCAAGCACTAAAACACCAGGCATGCTATCTACAGAATGAACTGTTGAATGTAATAATTTAACATTTTGATCTTCATCTAATGAAAATACATCTCCACTAAACAATTTATCATTTACGGGTTCTACACCTGGATTATCAACTTCTCCCAATGATGAAGCATTTATAAAACTATATTCCGTATATTCTCTATTCTCTATGTATATCCGAAATTGAGTTTCCATAATTATATTGTTATTTTTATTCTATATAATTTTAGAATAATATATCAATTATTTTTAATATTAATATTATATATATATATGTCATCATCGTCGATTACTTTACCACCATTGAAAAAGTCCCCAAAAATATCTACTCCAGTAGATGCGTTATTAAAAAAACCAAT